TCATTTGTATTCTCCTATGTGTTTGTCATATAACTCCAGCAAGGTGTCGCGGTCAATGTAATAGTTGCGTACCACCACTAGTTCTTTCAGGTCATTTATCAAATTAGTAATTGCTTGCTTGTGATGCTTATCGTCGGCGTCGTATTCCTCCACCAGCTTGGCGCTCCACTTCGCATCGGTGCCGTGGCGGCGCAGCACTTTCATTTGTATTCTCTTAAACGTGTGTTCAGACGCTCTATACGGGTCATATTCATGTCAAGCACAGCCTGGGCGTATTCAACTGCACCTTCTGCCTCCAAGCGGTCTAGGTGGGCTTGTTTAAGTTCGCGTTCTATAACTTCCGTTGGCGTTAGGTCGCGGTAGTAGTCCTTTAAAAATTTAAGAAATCGCATACCATTCCCTTTCAGCGCGTTTAGCCATAGACTTTACAGTTTTACCTGTCAATCCAACTAGACCATCGCGCTCCATTTCGGGCAAACGCCTGGCTACTTGGTGTCCGTCCATTACGGCAAAGAAAGCAATCCCATCTTTACCTAACGGGCCTTGCTCCTGCAATGTTTTAAGAATCAATGCTGCATGGGCTTTGGCAAGGTCTTTTGCAGACCCAGCCGCTTCCCAACTGGTTATCGGGTCAGTGTTTCTAGCGCGATAGTGTTCCATGTTGCCTCCTAAAAAGGTACAGAATCAAAATCATCTTTTGGCAATCCTTGAAAGTCATCCTTTGGTCGCGGTTCATTGATGTATGCCCAACCGTCCCAGCCGCCAGCGACTAATGGCACGTTGTCAATTTTTAGCATATCGCCGGACTTGGTTTCAATGATTGACCCAATGCGGGCGTAACGGTTTTTGGCTATGCCTTGGGCATTTGTGTATTTCCCGCTAATTACAGAAATTTCTTTTTTGATTTTGGACATGATTAACCTTCAATGATTGCGTTAAGTTGTTGAATTTGCACGTTTACTTCAGCTAAGAAATTGACAATTTCCGCTTCCATTTCTTTGATAAACACGTTGTCGCGTTCAACCCGTTTAACAAACAATTGCGCCTTTGCGGGCATCCTTGGGTCAAAGACAACGTAGTCGCACCAAGCGCGGCCCGTGCAAGCCATTTGGAATTGCATTTGCGTGTTGTACTTGCTAGGCACTTTGCCGGTCAACAACGTGTCAATCATGGTTGCCGTGTTTGGGCATTTGATTTCCACTAGACCATCAGGCCCAACAAGGCCATCTGGCGAGGCTCCAGCCCATTCAATTAGTGGATGTGGCACAAACCCCACTTCCTCAACCATTATGCCCGTTTTGGCCTCATACGCCGCCCGTGCAAATGGTTCTTGTTCCGTTCCCCATTCCATTGCGGCATTGGTAAATCCTTCCGCTTTGGTTTTGGTAAGGTTTTCACAGACTAGTTGCGCCATGTAGTTGTCGCGTGATGCCGAATAGCCGGTCTTGGTCTTAGCCATTAGGTCGGCAACCCTGCTGGCGGTTACTTTGCCTATGCGTGCGTTAAACCATTCGTCCGTCCCTTGTTCCATTAGGCCAGGCCATGCATTTGGTAAATCAGACATTTTTAAGTTCCTTTAGGCGTTTGTTTTTTACTGCAATGACTTTTGCTTGCCAAGCCTGGTCGCCATCGCAGCAAGCATAAGCTCCGGTGTAGGCAAGTTTCAATTCGTCCACGGTTGCACAAGTAGCCATAACGCCTAATTGTTCTTCAATAAATCTGACGTTCGGTTCTGACTTTTCTACAACTTCGCGTTTGCGACTAGCGGCATTGCCATCATCATCTTCCGGCGCAATGCCACAAGCCGCCATCAAAGAATAGCGTCTAGCGTAAGTAAGCGCCGAACCGTACCCTTGCGGGTCTTGCTTGGCAGCGGGGACGTGCAGCTTGCCGCACTCCAGCATCTCGCCTGATTCGTGGACAAAGACTGTTTCTACTGTCACGCCTGTATCGTCCTGGCTAGTGCGCTGGATAAGGGCTATCCCTGCGGCGTTTAAGCTATCTACAACAGCCTCCACGCATCCGGCAAGGTCAACATACTTGCTACGGAAATGCGGGTTTGTAGACGTTTTCAAGGCCGGTGCAAAGCCGCGCTGGGCCTTGACTAATGCTGATGCAATATTTTTCATAGTGTCCATCCGTAAACTAAAACCCAAGCCAAAGATACGCCGATAAACACGGCAAGCGAAATATCTGCTAATTTTTTATTCATTATGCTCTCCAAATTGTTGAATTGATGTCCAAAGGTTGTCGCTCACATCGTCCAGGTTGTCGGACAGGCCGGTGTGGATGTCGGGGAAGTTTTTTACCAACGACCAGTTCATATCATTGAGCAACTTTGCCATTTCAAGGGGAGGGATAAAGCCGCGCAATAGTGCTTCGCGGAATTCGGTTAGTAAAACGTGTATGTCTCTCATGTTTACTCCTAAAAAGACCCCAAGAAGTTCAGGGCATGGGTGAACTATATCACAAATGTGAAGTCGTGCAAGTCTTTTTTTACAATTGTTTTTATTAACTTGACAACTTCAATAGTTTTTTTCTATTCCTTAATATTTGCGATTTCTTTGGCGTAGGCGATGGCCTGATCCAACATGGTAAAAGGGTAAATGCGACCAGGTGAAACAACCATTTCGGCATCGGTATCGACCAGGGTTACCGCATAGCCTTTGCTAATTTTTGTTACCAAAGATGCAATGCCATAAAAGACATTGACAAATGTTGCAACTTGATTTGTGTTGGAAATTTGAGAAATCATAATTTTTACTCCTTATGCAATCAAACGTCCAGCCGCGCCGTAGCCGTAGCCATCATCACCAAGAAAACCAACACTGGCAAGCGTTGCGCTTTCTTGGGTATCGCAAAGGCTAATTTCTTCAACCTTGACCATGATGCGGCGGTTAGCTTCGTAATCTAGCCGGTCAACAATGTAGGCGCTGTCGTAACCATCGGTAATAACCGGCATTGCGTAACCGTAGTATTTGCAAGCCGCTTCTACTGCGCCTTCCAAAAATGTTTTTGTAAATTTTCTGTTGACAAAAATAAAGTCAGCGCCAAACCTAACTTCCTGACCATCCAATGAACCGTAGTTGCTGCCTTTGTAATCGGTCATTCCGTCAAAATAAGAACCTTCAAACATACCAATTACTGCTTTAACCTGGCTGCAAGTTGGGCCGTTTTCATAACGAATGTTGATGCTTGCGCCGCCGGAATAGACGCTGCTACGGACGGCAAACTTGACACTAGGGAAAGATTCTTTGAGGGCGGCGCGAACCAGTTTTGCGGTTTCGGCACAAGAGAGATATTGACGCATTTTGATTTCCTTAAAAGACCCCAAACAACTCAGGGCATGGGTAGACTTTATCACATTTGTGAAATCTGTCAACTCTTTTTAAAACAATTTTTTAATCGGTTTTTGCTTTTCAATAGTTTTTTACAATGACCTAAAGCATCACAAATGTGATATGATGCTAGGATGGACATCTTAGAAATAGCAATCAAAACGGCGGGCGGCACAGGCCGATTGGCTTACCTTCTTGACGTAAAGCAATCGGTAGTTAGCAACTGGCGGCGGCGCGGCACACCCAAAGCCTGGGAACAAGTGCTGCGCTACAAATTTAAGAAACAAATTGCAGAAGCTAAAAAAATGGTATAAAGTTGGAGCACGGCTACCTTTAGCGGGGGAAAAGACGACTTATCACCGTTCTGCCGATGCATCTTTTTAGTGATAACAACCGTGATAAAGGTTAACACCATGCACTACTACCAATTCAACATTGGTGACTACAAGGCCGCTACAGGCCATCTTTCCAACGAAGAAGATTTGGCTTACCGCCGTCTGTTGGATATGTACTACGATTCAGAACAAAAAATCCCTTTGGATACCCAATGGGTTTCCAGGCGTATCCGAATGGAAGCCTCTGTAGTTCGGGATGTGTTAAATGATATGTTTGTACGGCACGAAGATGGGTGGTTTCATTCCCGCTGCGAAGATTTAATTACCGCTTATCACGCGATGGCAGAGAAAAACAGGGCTAACGGTCGACTTGGTGGTAGGAAAAAGAACCCAGTGGGTATCCCAGTGGCATCCAACACGCAACCCATCGTTAAGGCAACTATAAACCATAAACTAGAAACGATAAACCATAAACCAATAAAGAATACAGTCGCCCCGCCTGATGGCGTGACGGATTCAGTTTGGCAGGATTGGATAAGTTTGCGTAAAGCCAAACGCGCAGCAGTCACCCAGACCGCCATTGATGGCATAGCACGGGAAGCCAGCAAAGCAGGGGTAAGCCTACAGGTCGCACTTGAGACTTGCTGCGCTAGGGGCTGGACAGGGTTTAAAGCTGGTTGGTTAAAAGACAAAGGCGAACAGCGGTCTTTTGCCGAGAAGGATTACGATTTCAAACGTGCCCGCTGGGAAGCCATGACCGGAAGAACCGAAGGTCAGGAAATGAAACCATTTTTGGAGTTGGAAGATGACACAACCAATTGATCGACTTTTTGAACGCTTGTCCATGACCTACGGCATTGCTTGGGACAATTCGATAGGCACGGCCCCGCTAAACGAAATTAAGTCGTTTTGGATGCATGAACTATTGGGGTTTTTGAAAAGCAAGGAATCCATGATGGCCATTTCATGGGCGCTAAACCATTTGCCGGAACGCCCGCCGAACTTGGTGCAATTCAAAAACCTTTGCTACCAAGCACCGGCGGTGGAAAGGCCGCAATTGCCCAGCCCGCCCGCCGACCCCAAACGGGTAAAACAAGAATTGGCAAAATTTACGGGTTTTCGGATGGGGCCAAAGGTAGACCCGAAGGATTGGGCGCGAAAAATATTAGCCGATTACGATGCCGGTGTAAAAAGACCAATGGCGGTTGTCCAAATGGCCCGCGATGCGTTAAGGATGTTGGCATGAGACACGCAGCTAGGGTAGATGCAAACCAAGACCAAGTAATAACGGCGCTACGGGCCGCTGGTGCTTACGTTTGGATAATTGGCCTACCGGTTGACCTTTTGGTAGGCTACAAAGGCCACACCATGTTGATGGAAGTTAAAACCGGCCCTAAAAAGCCTTTAACGGCCCTACAACACGCTTTTTTTGCAAATTGGACGGGCGGTACGCTGGCACGGGTTGACGGGCCGGAAGCCGCTTTAAAAGCTTTAAAGGTAATTCCATGAAACATTTCAAAAGTTCACAAGAAGTTTATGACGCTGGCTATGCCATCCCGATAATTCCGGTGTTAAGGGACAGTAGGACATGGCGCTACAAAGACAAAACATTTACAACGCCATTTGACGTAGAAGTTGAAAAAATTCAGTTAACAAATTTCCAAATTGATGTGATGCCATGCGAAGTGTTGAACAAAACCGTTTAATGTGGGCAAACTTGACGGACATTGCCGAACAAGTGGATTGGTACGGCAACAAGTTGCACAAGGAAGAATGGAAGGATGTGCTTACCGCCGCCTTAAAACAACAAAAGGTTGTGCCAGGCATCGAAGGCGGGTTTGTGGTCTTAGGCGCTAGAACAAGCAATATGACCGTAGCCGAAATGACCGAAATGATAGAACTGTCAACGGCTTTTGGGACGCAACAAGGGGTAAAGTTCCGTGCAATTCCCGAAACATAAGTACGTTCGGTCTAAGGCGTTGCTTGAAGCGTGTCGGACGATAGCTTGCCAACATTGCGGCGCGGAAGATGGAACGGTGTGTGCGGCGCACATAAATTGGGGCGGCGGCAAAGGGAAAGCGGTCAAAGCGGATGACAACCTGGTCGCCAGCCTGTGCTTTAATTGCCATGCCGCCCTAGACCAAGGCGCGGACATGGACAAGGAAGAACGGCAAGAGTTATGGTTTAAAGCCCATCAAAGGACGGTTTTGCTTTTATTGACAACCCGTAAATGGCCCTCAAAAGTACCAATTTCGAAAATATCCGATGCATTTCCCCCAAATTTTTGATATAGTGCCACTATGAACGAAGAAGTTTCACAATTTGTTGCGACCTTATTCCATGCGGGAACGATTACGCATTTTCAGCATTTGCAGACAAAAGAGTACAGCGTTCACAAGGCATTGGGCAAGTTTTACCCAAAAATTGTTGACCTTGCGGACGGATTAGCGGAAAGCTACCAAGGCCGGTACGCGACC